AAAAGGTGGAGTAGCTCCTGGAGGTTTTAGGGCTTTTGCCAAGGGTGGAATAGCTAATAGACCTACTTTAGGAATGGTGGGAGAAGGGGGCATGAATGAGGCGATAGTTCCTTTACCGGATGGTAGATCCATACCCGTGAAAGGAGCAGGCAGCAATGTTACTGTAAACGTAGCAGTCGACGCTAACGGTCAATCGGGGGTAACAGATGTTTCCGGAGAGGGCGCAAAAGAATTGGGTTACTTAGTATCCCAAGCAGTACAGGCAGAATTAGTAGATCAACAAAGACCAGGAGGGCTGCTTAGCAGTTATTAAGTATGGCAAATTTTAACACAGATATAAATATAATTCCTGATAGAGGTATGTCAACAGAGCAATCTCCTAGAGTACATACTGCAAAGTATGGAGACGGGTATGAACAGAGAGTTGCAGCAGGTATTAATAACCTACCAGAAAGTTGGAGTTTGTCTTGGACTAACAGAACTAAAGCAGAAGCCAATAAACTAGTTAAGTTTTTTGAAGACCAGGCAGGAGTAACTTCTTTTGATTGGTACCCGCCTGATAGTGAAATTGCTAGCACTACTACTAGTGCAACAACTAATAAACTTGTGGACACTACTCAGTATTTTACTAATAGGTACTTGAATTCGACAGTTACTGATGCTTCATCTGGAACTGCGACTATTACTGCGATTGATAGCGCTACTACTTTATCTTTAAGTAGTAACCTTATGTCCTCTGGAGAAACTTATACTATATACCCCTATAAAAAATTTATTTGTAATAAGTGGAATGTAAAGACCCCAGTACTTGGGTACAAAACTATAACAGCAACATTTACTAGAGTATTTGAACCATAATGGCAGACAAGATTATAAGCGACGTTAATAAGTTAGAACCTGGAGATTTAATCGATTTATTCGAATTAGATATGTCTACAGGCACAGCTCCTAGTACCGAACCTATTTTTAGGTGGCACTCTGGTATTAACGAAAATTACCAAGAAATAGTTTGGCAAGGGAATAGGTATTCTTCTTTTCCTATTGAAGCAGATGGTTTCGAATTTTCTGGAAAAGGAGCAATTCCTAGACCTAGATTAACGGTAGCAAACATTACTACTTTATTGTCAGGGGTTTTATCAAGTTATGACGATTTAGTAGGTTCAAAAGTTACTAGGAAAAGAACGTTTGCTAAATATTTAGACCCTTACTGTTACATTGGAGGTTACCCTGCTGGTGGAGTATGTGCAGGAGAATCGGGAGGTGCGCCTTTTAGTTTAAGTAAGGCGGACTGCCTAGACGCTACCAAAAACGGAGGTGCAGGAACATGGACAAGTTACACTAGTACTACTTGTGGTACTTGTAGTGTGGCGGGACATACTACTAAAACAGCTTGTGAATCTAACTCAGGAACATGGACGGCCGGCATATGGTATGTTAGTGCATTAGCAGATGATGAAGCTCACTTTGCAGAAGAAATATGGTATATAGATAGAAAATCCTTAGAAACTAGAACGCATATAGAATTTGAACTAACTGCTGCTCATGATGTACATGGAGTCAAGCTACCTGGGAGAGCAGTAATTGCTAATACTTGTCCTTGGGCGTACAGGGGCGTAGAATGTGGGTATAGCGGTACCAACTATTTTAAGGTAGATAATAGTACTACTAGTAATGCCTCAGAAGATGTCTGTGCAAAAACTTTTACAGCTTGTGAACTTAGATATCCAGAACCCCAGGAAGTCCCCTTCGGAGGATTCCCAGGTGCTGGAATGAAAATGGGATAGACTCCGATGGAATCGGAAACATTAGAAGAATTTAGAAAACATACTGAAGAAGAATTTCCAAAAGAAGCGTGTGGTTTAATTATTATAACTTCCAAAGGAAAAGAGCAGTACTTTCGAGCAAAAAATTTAGCGGAATCTGCGGACGAACAGTTTATACTAGACCCTATTAGCTATGCTGATGCCGAAGATACAGGGGAGATAGTTGGGATTTGTCATTCGCACCCTCATGAAGACTGTAAGCCTTCTGACGCGGATAAAGTATCTTGTGAGACTTCTAATAAACCCTGGCATATATTAAGTTGGCCAGGTAACAAATTATTTAGTTGGGAACCAAATGGGTATGAAGCACCTTTTGTTGGAAGAAGATTTTCATATGGAGTCCTAGATTGTTGCACTTTGATGCGAGATGTTTACAAAAAAGATTTGAATATAAATTTTGAATGTATTTCGGGTCAAGATGAGTGGTGGTTAAAGGGAGAGAATAGATATTTAGATAACTACAAGGAACAGGGTTTTATCCAAATAAAGGATGAAAATGATATACGAAAATATGATATATTTTTGATAAAATTAGTTTCACCTGTGCCTAACCACGCGGCACTTTTCATCGGAAACGATCGAATTTTACATCATATACATGGTAGGTTATCAAATAGAGAAATTTACGGAGGGTATTGGCGCAAGCATACCACTCATCATTTAAGGCACGAATCGTTATGTTAAAACAAATAACTCTTTATGGAGAATTAGCAGAGAAGTATGGCAGAAGCTGGTCTTTAGCCGTCAATTCTCCATCGGAAGCGATGCAGGCTCTTGCAGCAAATAACCCTGGATTTCGAAACTTTGTAGCATCTTCACAAGATAGAGGAGTGGGCTATAAAGTAATGGTCGGTAAGACTTACTTAGAACACCAATCGGAAATTTACGACCCTTCAGGTAGGCAGGAAATAAAAATTGTACCTGTTTTACTTGGAGCAAAGAAAGGTGGCTTAGGTAAAGTAATACTAGGCATAGGATTAATGGTAGCTGCTCCGTGGTTGGCGGGTACAATTGCGGCTTCGGCAGGTGCTGTAGGAACAACAGGAGCAGTACTGCATGGAGGTGCTACAGCGGTAAGTGCTACATCAGGAGCCATGGCAGCCTCAATGGGAGTAGCTGCTCAAGGGATGGCTATGCGATATGGAAGTGCGCTTCTAATGGGAGGAATAGCTCAGTTATTAGCACCTACCCCAGATACTCCTAGTGATACTGATATGGAAAATTATAGTTTTAGTGGCGCAGTAAATACTACTCAACAAGGTGTTGCAATCCCTGTATGTTACGGGCAACTTATGGTTGGCGGAGCAGTGATTAGCGCAGGAATGAAGGCGGAAGATTACTAATGAGAGAAAGCGAATGGATTAGAGGCTCTGGAGGAGGAGGCAAAGGAAAAGACAAAGGTAGTAGCTCGCCTAAAGAGGACGACAACACCTTATTTTCTGCTTCTAAAGCTAGGGTAATTGATTTAGTATCTGAAGGAGAGATAGTCGGTTTAATTAATGGAGCAAAATCTATTTTTTTAAACAGTACTCCTCTACAAGACGCAAGTGGAACTTACAACTTTGATGACTTTAGTTACGTAACACGAGAAGGTACAAATTCTCAAAGTTCCATACCTGGATTTGAAGGCTCAGAAAGTACTACAGAGATTAATGTAGAAGTAAAAAACGGGTCTCCAGGTCCAATAGTTAGAACCTTTAACTCTAGTACTGTAGATGCTGTAAGAGTAACTTTATACGTAAATGCTTTAACAGACATAAATAATGATGAGAGTACTTTACACGGTTCTTCCGTTAGTTATAAAATATACTTAGATAAGAATAGTTCGGGCAGTTGGTATTTAGCAAGAGAACACTCCATTAGTGGAAAAACTACTACTAAATATGAGAGGTCTTACAGACTTGATATACCAAACTCTTGGAAATCTTCTGGTTTTAGCACAATTTCTGTAAAGGTAGAAAGAACCACAGGTGACCCTTCAAGTTCTAAAGTAGTCAACAATTTATACTTTGGTTCTTATACTCAAGTAATTGATAATAGACTAACGTACCCTAACAGTGCCTTAATTGCTACACAGATCGATTCTAGACAATTTGATAGTGTTCCTACTAGAGGCTACGAGATTAAAGGAGTAAAAGTAAAAGTTCCTAGTAACTACACTTCTTATGACCCTGGGCACTGTTCCATTGGAGGTTATAGAAGAAAAGATAGTTGTACTTCTGCGGGAGGTACTTGGACGGGTACTCAAGTTGGTACTCAGTTATATAACGGTACGTGGGATGGTACGTTTGATACTGAATGGACCTGTAACCCTGCTTGGGTACTATATGATTTATGTACTGATAGCAGATACGGACTGGGTAGGTGGCTCTCTGACAATCAAATAGATAAATGGTCTTTATACGAAATAGCTAAATATTGTGATGCTGTAAATAACCAAGGAGACTTTATTGGTGTAGACGATGGGTGGGGTAATAAAGAAGCCAGATTTACTTGTAACTTATATATGACAGCGGCAGAAGAAGCGTTTAAAGTAGTTAGTGATATAGCTTCTATTTTTAGAGGCATGTTATACTGGCA